GGTTACCTGCACCAGGCTTGATAGGTAGTCATCGTAATAGGAATCATCCAGGGCAAGGTGGCGGCGCACTTCGCTAACCTGGAGCGGCTCGGCCGTGGGGGCCGTCACTTCTGCAAGTCCGTATCCGCTTGCGGTGTGGCTCATGCTTTAGGCTTCCTGGCTGGGCGTTTCCTTGGCTTCTTACGCGCTGCGCGTAGAGGCGGGGCCAGGGTGGCCGTTTCCGGCTCACTCACTGGCTCCGCCAGGCTACGCTCGATGTAACGCGCTGCTGTCTCGCTGTCGACTTCGATCACTTCTCCACTTTCGTGATAGAAGCCGTTGCCGGCAAACGAGCAGAGCAGTTTAACTAACGGCATAAGTTACGCCTGGATCAGATGCTTGATAGCGGATGAGTTAAGCACTTTGCTATCAAATCTAGCGAATCCAACAAAACCCGTCTGGTCATTATCACGATAACGTTCTTCCAGTCGGAACATGCGGATTGGCCCGGCGTCCCTGATAATGAAGCGCGAAAAATCACCAACTAAAACGGTTTTCTCGTCGGTGGCTACGCTGCTCTGCATATCCTGGTTGATCGTGATGGGATACCCCAGCAGGCGGTCAGGTTCGCCAACGCTCATTCCCTCTTGCCAGAGGTAATGGTTGTTGTCGTCTTTCAGCTTACGCAGGGCCAGCAGGATATTATCGTGCATCATCCAGCCAAAGCTGCTGCTATTACGATAGGCCGGATCCACGCTGTGGAGCAGGTCGAACAGCTCGTCTGCTGCAATGGCATCGGCGGCGGCGGCGGTTTTACCGAGTCCTGAGCCCACAACCACGCCCTGGGGCTCTGAACTACCCGAACCCGTGGTTGAGTACTGCGCGCCAATGCGGCCGATACGCTCACCCAACATCGAACCAACTTCTGCGCCAAGATCGAAAAAGCTATCTTGCAACAGCTCAGCCGATACCAGGATCGATTTGCTCGTCATCTTGTAGGCGTTGAGAGTCTTAACACCAAACGTAGCTGCCTGCTCACTAATAGCAGCATTTTCTGCCAACAGTGCGCCCTTGTTGGCGGTGTCATCACTCGTTGGCCAGGGTACGTCGTTGCCCGTTGCCGTTCGGATAACACGTGCCACGGATCGCGGACCACCAAAGGCCAAGAGGCTTTTCTCTAACTCGTTGGAAAAACCCTCTGGGACTAAGTAGCCGCCAGCGGAATCAGTGCCAACGCTCTGGGCTCTGAACTCTTTACCGAACCCGTCATGGGTCAGGCCGGGAGCCTTCGCGGATAGGCGTACATCCAGGAAGTTACTCTTGGGATCTAAGCCAATACGCTGGGCGGCTTCGATGTGCTTATCTTCCAGGCCAAAGCCGTTTTGTTGACGTGCCCAGGCTGCGAACGCAAGGCTACGCGTTTCGTCAGTAATAGCTGGCCGTGCGTCTGCCTTCCGCTGCCGCTTTTGCTCGAACGTCTGTTGATCTTTAGCCGCTTCGATCTGGGCGGCGCGGGCGGCTACGTCTGCTTTTTCTTTAGCAGCGTTTAGCTCTTGCTGGTTGGCATCATAGGCCGCGTTGATTTCGTCCCACTGGGCGCGCTGTTCGCTGTTCCAGTTTTCCTGGTCCTGGGCCAAGTCCTTAATCTGGGCGGCCAGGGCGCTACGTTGTTCCTGCAAGTCCTTAAATTGATCTGCCATTGCTGCACTCTCCATGATTGGGGCCAGCAGTGGCGCAAAAAGAAAACGCGGGGACCGCTGGCGATTACAAAAAATGAGTAATCGTCCGCAGCTACCGCGCTATAGCGTTTCGCTAAGAACTTTGTTTAGTTGTTAGTTATTATTCTGGATTAACTGTTATCGTTTTCAAGAGCAATTAGCCGCGCTCTTACCTGTACGGCTGCCTGGTCTTTTTCAAACTGTTCAAAGGCTACGCGGGCTTCTTCAATGCCGTCAATAGCTCGCAGGCCCGTGGTAGTGGCATCATAGGCCGGATAGGTTACCGGGCCGCTGTCGTAGAGATCCACGCCGGTGATTTCTCTTACCGTGATCTTACCGTCTTTTCTGATCTCGCTGCCCCCTTCACTCACAGCAAAGGCAAAGCTACTGCCGGTCACGTCCCCGCGCTCGATGCTGGTTACCACGTCCCGGCCCACCTGGGTATCTGGCACGTCGATTTCATAGCGGAGGCCCGTTTCGTCCTCGCTCAATCTCATGGTGCCGCTCTTGGTTCGGCCGAGGATCTGCGATGGCTCATGATTAAACAGTCCGCGCACATCGTCGGCCTGCTCGATGGCCCGCTTAAAGGCTCCAGGCTGGATCCGCTCCACGTGGCCGCTGTATAGCTCATACTGTGTCCCTGGTTCCTCGGCGCGGTAGAAAACTGCCGCGTATCCGACTATTTTAGGCGCCTGGCCGTCTCGTTTTTCTATTCTTACCTGTTTATCGTTAGCAATTCTCATTGATTAGACTCCATAAAGTGGTTATCTCTTGGTTTAGTTGGTCTGTCCTGGCGGTGATGGCGGCCTGGAGATCCTCGGCCGTGGTGCTTTCCAGGGTGCTATTAAGCTGTTTTTGGACGATTTCCAGCCATCTACAGGCTACTTTTTCGGCTATTTGCTCGCTATTACCACCTTTAACAGCCGCAAAAACGGCCAAGGAATCACCTATACGGGACAGGAATGGCTGTTTCTGCTCATCAAGGCGGTTATCCACGTGGTTTACAAAGGCGGCCGGCTTCTTTTGCCGTGCCCAGCGGTTAACGGTGCCCAGGGTCTTTTCCATGGCGGCGGACAGCGCGTTATCCAGGGCGGCGCGGGCGGCTTCTTCTGCCTGGTCATCTTCTGGCTCGGTTTCTTCCAGGATCTCGGCTACCGCTGCCGCGTCTGCTGCATCGTGCGGGGCTTCTTCTTCTTCTTCTTCTTGCTCATCTGCAAAACTCATGTTTAGCGGCTTTAAGAACTTACCGCCCAGGCCATCGGCGCGCGGGTTCTGGTTTTGCATGGCGCGGAATTCATCAGGGCTTAAAACGCCCATCTCTATTCCCATGCGGCCCACCTCATACTGGGTCTTTATGTCCGCAGCAATCAAGGCCCCGGTGTTGTGCTCGATAAAGTGGGTGTCTCTATCCTGCTGCTCGGTAGTGAGCAGTTTTAGATAGCACTCACTGGCGATTGTATAAAGCCAGGCCGATAGGCAGCTATCTAGATAGGATCTGTTTTCCTGTTCCAGGCTGTTATAGCTGGTGGCTGCCTGGGTATCGCCTAGTTTGTGCGGCGGCAGGTTGTACCAGCGGGCCACTTCTCGGACCTGTTCCTGGCGTGCTGCCACTAGCTGGCTTTGCTCCGGGGTAAATTGGCCGGTATGAAACTTGGCACCCTCTCTTAATATGACAGTTTTGAAACTGCTCTGTATGCCCTCATACGTCTTTCTAAATCCCGTTTCTAAATTGTCCGCTGCCGGTTTTGTCATACCTGCCGGCACTTCCAGCACTCCCCCGATCCTGGCCCCGTTCTTAAAGAAACGGCTGGCGAATTTTTCAGCAGCCAGGCCCAGGGCAAAACTGTTTCTGGCTTTATAAACCAGCTCACAATCGGCATCACCGTAGATGCTGATACCTTCCAGGTGGAGCACCTGGCTGGCCGCGAACCCGTGCAGCTCACCGCCGATCTCGGTAATAAATAGGATAGAGCCATCGTCCTGGATCTGGGGCATGGTGCGATCCGGTAACAAGGGAAGCAGGCCCACCGGGCGGCCGTTTTTATAATCGATTAGCGCGTAGGCGTTGTTCCATATTAAAACGTGGGTCATCATCCGGCGCCAAAACTTATAAGCCGCCATGGCCGGGCTGGCCTTGTGGCGTATCAGGTGGTGGGCTGGATGGCTGGTGTCGATCTCACGGCCACGCTCTCCAAGATCCGGGCGCCGCTTGTAGACGTTTAAGGGGAGCTTGCTCACGTCGCCGCTGATTAGGTTAACGGCCTGCCACACTGGGGAGTAGCTCAAGGCGCGGCGCGGGCTTACCGCTTCGCCTGCCTCGGTGCTGGCATCTCCGAAAACCTCATTCCATACCAGGGGCGATCCTAGCGGGATGTTTGGGTTTTCCAGGGCGCGGGTTTCTGTGTTGTTCTGTGGGTCGATAATGTTAGTCATAATAATTCTATCTCGTTGGTTTCGTAGTAGCGGAGAGTGGGGGAGCCGTCTTCACTCATGGCGCGGGATATCGCCATGATTGCGGCCACGATACCATCTATCTTTTTTGGGTCGGCGTTGGGTGGTTTTACGGGGCGTTGGTTGTTGTTGTTGTCGGCTTTTACCTGGGTATGCAGGGCCTGCCATGATAAAATCGGGTGGTCGTTATGTTTTAGGTTTCCATTTAGAACCATGCGTTCCATTTCAGCGGTGGGCGCCGCGAAACTGGTAATCGTCTGCTTAAACTTGGTACGGGGGATCCCGTGTTCCAGCTCCAGCCGCTGGGTTAATTCTTCCGCGCTCCAGGGATCGTAAACCACCTCGGCTATGTTGAACTGTTCCGATAGTTCCGCTATCCGGCGCTCTATTACTGAATAGTCCAGGACATTACCGGCCGTTAACTCCAGGTGCCCGGTTTCATGCCAGGTTGTATAGCTGTGGGCGTTGGCGTGTTCCTTGGTTGTATCTTCTGGCAGCCAGAAGAAGGGAAGTAGGCGGTAGGTATCATCGTCCCTAAAGGCCAGCACGGCCGCTGTCATGTCCCGCGTCCGTGAGAGATCCAGGCCCAGGAAACATTCCTGACCGGCCAGGTCGGCTGCCGTGTAATCTTCTTTGCACTTTTCCCAATCGGCTTTACGTAGCCAGGGGCTGGCCGAGGATTGCCAGACGTTTAACCGTAGCTGTTTCCATGACGTGAAATCGGGTATAGATCGCTTGGCCCGTTTGTAACTCTGCTCGAATTCTGCCCGCTTAATCGTGACGCCCCAGGATGGGTTAGCTTTCTTCCAGGTGGTAACCTGGCCGCACTGCTTATCTGTGGCTGCCTGGGGGGCGCTGTGATTAATGAATAGGAAGGAATCATCAAAAATCATTCCCTCGGCTACCGCCTGGCCGTAGTCGAATTGCTTTTTTCCGTAGCCGTCTGGATTGTTACCGGCGGTGGATGCTTCAAATTGAAGTGGCTCGCTACGGCTGGCGCCCATGTACTCCAGAACGCGGGCTAGTCGGTGATCCACGCAGTGGGTCTCATCCACGATTACACTTCCATTTAAACCGTGTTGGGACGCAATATTATTACCGGCTAAAATGTCATAGGTGCTACGGCTGCGCTCGTGATAAATGCGGCCGGTGCTTTTATTGATCTTTAACTCTTTACTGAGCGCCGGCGATTGCTCCACCATGTGGCGCGCGTGGGCGTGCATAATACCCGCCTGGCGGCCATCCTTGGCGGCGCTAAATACCTTCTGCCCCTGCTCACCATCCGCGATCAAGAGATACAAGCCAATACAACTGGCCGTGGGGCTCTTGCCGTTTTTTTTGGGTACCCAAAGACTGCATTTGTTGAACCGCCTTACATAGCGTCCCCAGTCATCGCTATAGCGTACCCAGCCAAAGAGCCGCTCTATCAATTCAATCTGCCACTTCATCAGCTCCACCGGCTGGCCCGCGTACTCCCCTTCATAGAGCCGCAGGTGGCCCGTAATGAAGTCCACAACGTGGTCTACCCTGGCCTGGTCATAGAGACAGCCGTTATCTTTAGCGCGCTCATCGGCTGCATCGATCATAAGGCGGGCTGGCGGTTTCTTTGGTTTGTGATTAGTCACGCGCGTTCCCTCCCCAGGATCTCGCTCGGCTTCTGGCCATCGGCAAACTGTAGGCGGGTCCGTTCCACCGGGCCCAGCGCCAGCTTGGTAGAAAGCGCCACGTATCGATCTGTTGCCCTGGCCATGGCTACATCATCGCCCTGCTGCTTGGCCTGCTTATACATGCACCACCAATCTGCTGCCTGGTGCAGCAAGGCGCTATCACATTTTCCATAGACGCCTGCCGGCATACTCTCCACAGTCTGCTTCCACCACCATTTACCCTCAGCCGTCATGCCGCGCGGCTTCACTGGCTCCCCAGATGCCAGGGCTATTTCCTCATCCGGTCTATCGGCGTGGC